ATGTAAAATATTAGCGCTAATCCAAATAGTATTAACGCTAAGTCTCGTTTATCTTCATCCATTTGCCTTGTTTATATATTTAATAGCAAATAACACAAGTCTTTTTAGCCTTTCAGCTCTATTATTTATCAACATTCTTTTAGTATGTTCCCACTCATATAGATTACCTTCTCTTGATATTACTTTGTGAGTAGATTTATATTGTGGATTTAGTTGATAACAGGTATAAATACTACCATTTTTATTTAAGTAGTTTCTTCTAATATAACCTGTTTTGTGTTCAGATACGCAGTCACCTGTTGGCAATGTAAAGCAAGTTGTACCTCTTTTTACTTGAGATGGACTTGATGTATCTTTAGCACCTAGTGCTTTTAAAGTTTCTAAAGCTAGTTTTTCTTCGTTCATATTTATTTATTTATTAACCAATCACCCCATATTAACTCTTTTTGTGTAAGATCATAATACCATACATCGCCAAATGTACAGATAGATCTTATTTCTTCAATAGTTAAATCAGAATAATGGTCTTTGGTTTTAATTTTATCAAATAGCCAATTAACAGACTGATACTCTTCAGCATTTTCTTTCATCTTGGCTTTGATATGTGGTTTTAATTTATCGTATAACATATTTATATTATCTTATAGTGTTCGTATTTAGTTTGTATTATTTTAAATTTTGTAGTAGTTTGTACATTATTCTACCATGATTTTCATGATAAAACTCAAACCATTCGTCTTCAAATAGTTCTAAACCTGCTTCAGTTAGATATTCTGATGAGTCAAACACATATCTTTTATTCATTTCATCACATATTAGCTGAAATATAGTATCAAATAAATGAGGTTGTAAGTCTTCTACAATTTGATCAACAGTTTTATCTACTTCTTCGTGTTCAAAAGGATTAGAAGTTGTTACATTAGGATTTTTATTGTTGTTTCTAGCTACTTCTGCTTGTAAATCTGCATTAGCTTTAGCAATTTGAAACTCTTTTGATTGTCTTATTTCATTTAAAGTTCTCTTTTTCATACTAATTCTAGTTTTTTAATTAAGTTTCTTGATTTAACTTCAACCATAGATTCAAGATAAGCACCTGAAATCATTCTAAACAATACATTTTTTACTTGTTTAGTACCCATAACGTGAAAACTTTTGCCATTTGGACCTTTAAACTCATAATAATTACTACCATTATATTCACCTCTGATTTTTATTTCAAATTCATTCATGAAAACATCAACTACTTTGTTTATTTCTTTTTTACACTTACTTCTCAGTGCTTCTTCAATAGCATTTGTATCTTTCATTTATTTTTCTTTAATTTATTAAACGCTTGTTTCAACTGTGCGATTTCAGTTTGACACTTTCTTATTCCTTCTTTATTACCTCGATCTTGATAGAATTGTGTCCAAGAATATAAGTTTTCGAGTTGCTTTGTTATTTTATTCATATATTATTTAATATATTATCTACTAGTGATCGTATTTAGATTGTAACAAATTAGTTTTATCTTATTATATTGTAATTGAGATATTTCTAAGTTGTTTAGCGCTCGATCGAGATAGCGCTCTGCAATTTCTTTGTCAACTTCTAAGTAATTCATGTAAGTTTCACCTATGCGCTCGTACATTTCTTGACTACCTATTTGAGTAGTTGAGCATCCATGTATTATTTTAGCTTTACGTTGACTTGAACCACCAGTCATAGATCTTAGTATACCAAAGCCAGCTCGTTTAGTTAACTTACTAGCTTGATCTGCATCTTCACGTGACATAACTTGTATTGAGTTGCCTGTTTTATGATTTATGGTATCGATACAGCCAAGTTTTTGAACTGTTGAACAGTTTACACACTCAGTATAGCCAAGATCTAATCTTGCTTGTGGAATATGGTGGTTACACTTCATATTAGCTTATTACAAATGTTAAACCTTTATAGTTAAACCATGATGTTATGTTGTCTGGTATACTATCTATAGTATAACCTTTTAGTAATTTACCATCTAAATTAATTAGTGATCTGTCGCTTGGATAAAATTTAATTGTTTTCATGTTATTATTATCTATTAGTATTCGTATTTAGTTTGTATTTTTTAATTAATTCTCTTACTTCTTTGCCTAGTTCTTGATCATTAGGACACTTAATTGTTAGCTCTCTTACTACTATACCTACTGTAGCTAGTAATGTTTTTTCATCTTCTTCTCTACTCATTTTCTATATTTAATTGTATTATTAGTTCACCGTTATATATTTTTCTTGCTTGCATTAGTGAGTATGTCCACTTCTGCCACTCTGTTCCACATTTCTGTGTCCAACCGTAGATACCTTCCTGTATATCATTAGCGATTGCTTCAATTGCTTGTTGTTCTGTCATTTGTTTAGTTCTTTTATTATTTTTTTAATTAGTTTGTCTGCATCTTTTACATATTCTTCATCAGTTTCTTCATAACCTAATTCTTCAAACATATAGTAATCTAGTTCGTTGTATATAGTGCCAATTACTCTGTCACATATTCTATCTATTACTTCTTCTTCATTCATTTATTTTGTTTATTAGTTCGTCTATTTCGTCATAGTTAAAAGTAGAATAGACTTTGTCTACTTGTTTTTGTACATAGTTGTACGTAATTTCTTTTAGTGGTTTACCAAACAAAGATACAATAAGATTTCTTGGATTATAACCATAAGGTGATTTAGTTGTTTGATAAATTTGTAGCTTACCTGTATTGTCACCGTAGTCAATTACTGTTAAGTTATTTGTATTTATATATTTCATATTGTTATTATCTTTACTTGTTCGTATTTATTTTGTAATTATTTATAAGTTTTATATATTGGTAAACCAGCTTTCCACTTGTCAGCCATAGACCACAATGGATCTTCCCAGTCTTTCTTTAGCCACTTTGGATTATTTACCATTTCATCATGACACCATTGTTTTTCATTGTTACCAAGTTGACAATAGTGCATATCAAATTCTGATAAAGCTATTTTGTCTATTGTAGTTCCTTTATTACTCATAATATTTGATTTAAAAGATTATATACTTCGTCTTGATTAGACTTTGAAAGATTTTTATATTCAGTAGTTTCAGAGTTACCGAGTATCATTATACATTGCTGAGTCATTTCAGCTTGATTTACAGTCTTTTCCATTTCGTCAAAAGCTTTTGACCAAGACCAGTTTGAAGGATTATTTACATTATACATAGTTATTATTTTATTTAGTTTATATTATTATCTACACTTTGTAGTATTTAGTTTGTAACCGAATGAAGAATCGAACTTCACTTCCAACCATTTCGGCTATGTGTTGAGTAATATGTTCGTTATATTTATAGTCTCTAAAGTATTACTATCAACTAAGACTTTTGTTTTTTAAGATATTTCACTTAATTCTCTGCAGAATTTTGGAACAGTATTACTATTTGTATAAGAAGAGTACTGTTGGAAACATGGCATACTTTCAAACTTTTCTTGAAATGTTGAGTAAATTTCATCATGATCATAAGTGAATGTGACATCTTTTTTATTTGTAAAAGTTATTACTGTATTATTTCCAAGTAATGATTTTCTGATTACAAATCTTTTTGTTGTTAAGTTATTAGTTTTCATATTGTTATTTATTTTATTTATTTATATTTAGTTTAGTTTATTATATTATCTATTTAGTTTAGTATTTAGTTTGTAAAAGTGTAACTTTGTTTATTTATTATTTATTGTTAGGAAGTCCAGCACTTGAATTCTCAATGATTTACATTTTAAATTCCATTAAATGAAATGTATTGAATGATACCAAACTTAGTAATCATATATAATACTGTAGTTACAAAAGATATTATAGATATTTTTAGTAATGTTAATTCGATGTTGTTAATTAAAGATTTCATATTTATTTATTTTAAGTTAAGTTTATAATTGTTTAATTGTTTATAGTATTATCAGCTGTACATCGTATTTAGTTTGTACATATTTATTGAAAATATCGAACGAAAGGGGGCCTAAATTAAAAAAGTCTAAAAACTATGGCAAAATTATATAAAATTATGGCCGGCCGCTAAAATTAAAAATCATTTTGTTTTAAGAACGTAAATAGATTAGGTAGGGGGCAACACAACACTTATATATTTGCAATTATAGGGTGACATTAGCCTGTTAAAGCTACCTAATAAGGGGCATTTGTCACCCCCTTCACTAGGTAAAAACGAGTATTTCTATGTAATATAGTAAAATAAGACAAAAAAATTAATTATTATGGAAAAAGAACTAGGGCCAATGGCCAAATTACATTACGGACCAGATAATAAGGCTCTAGGAAATGGTAAAAACAACACTAACTCAGAAGATATGGGTAAAATAGCCCAAAGTATGGCATCTGCTGGTATAGCTGGAGCTGTAGGAAGTGCAGTTGGAAAATCATTACCAAAAAGTGACACTATTAAAGTCCCTAAAAAATACAAAACAGGTGATTACGTAGAAGAATACAAGCTTGAAAAACTAATTAAGAAACAAACAGGTGATTTCCCTCAAACAAGCGTCCAAGATTACTCAGAAGTAAAGAAAGACAGCAAAGGGAAAAACATTGTAGTAAAATTAAAAGATTAAATAATAAAAAAATGGCTTATAAAAACAAAAAAGGTGCTACAGCAATGAAAGAAAAAGGTGTTATGGCTTATAAAGAAGGACCAATGGCTTCTAAACAATCACCAGCTGAGCATTACGCTATGAATGCTAGACATGATATGAAAACCGGTGAAGGAACTAAAGCAGATATTGCTTATGACATAAAGAAATCTTCTGAATACGGTTATATGACATCAGCAGATAAAGTACATCGACACAGAAGAGGTGCTACTGCAATGATGGATAAAGGTGCTACTGCAATGACACCTACTGAAAAAGGTATAAAAGGACTAGGTTCTAGTAATAAATCAGAAGGTAAATATATTTAATGCCAATAATATATTCATATCCTAATAAAACAAACCCAACTTCTGGAGACTTATTATTAGTATCTGATATTTCTGCAAGTAATCAAACTAAAAAAATCACTATTGGAGATTTAAAAGATCCATTAGATGTTGTAGACTCACTTGTTGCTACTCTACCTATACAAGTATCTGGATCTACTGGAGATGTTACTATATCTTCTAGAGCTTATAGCGGTGGCGCTACTACAGGATACGTTCCTACAGGTGGATCAGCTTCTACTTTTTTAAGAGGTGATGGTACTTGGGTAACCCCATCAGGTGGTGGTGGTAGTTCTTATCAAGCAGGAAACGGTATTGATATAGATACTACTACTAATCCAGATACATTAAATACTGGTTTATTTTCAAATGGTGGTTTAGTATTTAATACTGCTAAAATGCAAGTTGATTTAGCTGCTACAGCTATGTCAGGAGAATTAAGAGCTGTAGATGGTGGAACTGGTCAAAGTATTTACGGTGTTGGAGACTTGTTATATGCAGAAACAACTACTACTTTAGCAACTGTAAGTATAGGAACTGCTGGTAAAATATTAAGTGTTAATAGTCTAGCTACCTCCCCAGAGTGGGTAACTAACCTAGTAGGGCAAGAAGTTGTAAGTGGTTACATGTTGGTTGGAAATGGTACAAGCGCTTTGACACAGCTAGATACAACTGCTAAAGGTACAATAGCTATAGGAAACGGAGCTACTACAACAACTCAAGCTGTTGGAACAGATGGATATTATTTAAAAGCTAGATCTGCTGAATCAACCGGTGTGCAATGGGCAACTATACCTGTAACTTCTTTTTCTACTGGAGACAGTGAAAGACTAGTAACTGCTACAAGTGCAAGTGGTATACAAGGTGAAACAAATTTAACTTTTGATGGTTCAGAGCTTACGGTAACGGGTACTATAGCCAGTGGTAATATAACATCTAGCAACGGCGGAGCTCCTGGAACAGGTTTGGTTAGAGGTACTTATTATTCTCAAGACAACACAGCTGGATTAACTACAACTATAGCTGTTAGGAATGGTGCTAATTCTGCGTCTTTAACTTTTACAATTAAAAACGGACTTATAACAGCCATTGTATAATGGATTTAATACAAGACTGGAGTATTGATGATAAAAAAAAGTTATTAAATAGAATATTAGAAGTTTTAGGTGATAAAGAATATGTAGATATAGCAGTTTATGGAAGTAGAGTTAGTGGAGATTTCACAAATAAGTCTGATATTGATGTTGGTATTTATGTGGATGAAATAAAAAGATGTCCATGTTGCAACTTGCAACCTAAAGAAATAACAAGCTATGTAAATGGCATATACCATCCTGAAAATGAATTAGGAAATTGGTTTATAATGGATATAACTTTTCACTTAGTTAAAAATATTAAAACTAATAATTGGTCAGAATTTAACCAAACATATGATTTACCTAAGTATTCTTTAATAACTAATGAATACTATCCAGGTAATAAAAAAGAAATTAAAGCTTTTAAAATTAAAAAATATTAAATAACCGAACTATCAAGTGATAGTATATAATAACCAACGTTTAACTTAAAACCAAACACAATGACGTTTTTATATACCCGTACTAATACGTGGAGTAGTACACCACAACCAAATGAAGAGACCATTAAGCTATGGGAACATATTTCACAGAAGAAAAACTGGAGAATAGTTCAACTACCTAATGGATTTTTACAAACCGAATACAATAAAATCGATACAGATGATTGGATCGATGTTACCAGAAGAGAAACAATAGCCGGTGCAGAAGCTGCAATAGACAGTTCTATTGAGCACTACACTAAAAAGCTAGAGTTTACCAAAGGACCGAAAGTAGTTAAGACCTTCGAGTAGTATTCAAACACAATTATATTAAATTAAATTAAATGCAAGAATTAAAGTTAGTTAAAAACCTGACTTTTGGCGAAACAGCTAGGAGTCAGGTATTAACTGGGGTAGAAAAATTAACCAACGCTGTTGGCTCTACTCTAGGTGCAAGTGGTAAATGTGTTATATTAGAAGATAAAGCAGGTATACCACAGATAACAAAAGATGGAGTAACAGTTGCTAATAGTATAACGTTACAAGATCCATTAGAAAATATTGGAGCTACGCTAATAAAACAAGCAGCTCAACGAACAGTATCAGATGCCGGTGATGGTACAACTACAGCCACAGTGTTAGCTAAAGCTATATTAGATGAAGCACAGTCTCATTCCTTATTAGATGATGAAAGAGGCATGAAAGAAGGAATAAAAATTGGTGTAACAAAAGTTATTGAGTATATAACTAAAAATTCTAAAAAAGTAACTGGTAAAAAAATAGATCAAGTGGCTACTATATCTGCTAACAATGACAAACACCTAGGTAAAATAATAGGTAAGGCTTTTAAAATGGTAGATGAAACAGGTATTGTTATGATGGAAACAAATGAACAACCTGAAACAGTAGTTGAATTAATTGAAGGTGTTCAATATGATCAACCTTTGAAAAGCAACCACTTTATTACCAACAAAGAAAAAGGAACGGCTGAATTAGATAATCCGCTAGTGCTCATCGTTGAGTCACAAATAACCAACATAAGGAAAATTCAGTCTGTCCTTGAATATATTATTAAAAGTGGGAAAAGCTTACTTGTTATAGCAGATGTTGATCCACAAGTAGTATCCGCTTTAGCAATGAATAAGTCTAAAGGAAATATAAAAATAAACGTAATAGACGCTCCTATATATGGAATAAACAAAAAAGATGTATTAGAAGATCTTTGTACTGTTACTGGAGCTACGTTAATTAATGAAGATTTAGGAGATGACATGGATTTAATACAAATAGAGCATTTAGGCAAATGTATTAAGTCTGTTACTAATCACGAAGAAACAGTTTTACAAGTAGATCTTTCTGATAAGAACGAAATTAAAGACACTGTTAAGTTATTAGAAAACCAAATTAAAGAAACTAAAAACCCAAATATCATTGTAAGACTAGAAAAAAGACTATCTAAGCTAAAAGCAAAAGTTGCTGTAGTAAAAGTTGGTGCTAATTCAGAAGTTGAACTAAAAGAAAAAAGGGACAGGGTTGAAGATGCTATTTGTGCTACAAAAGCCGCAATAAAAGAAGGAATAGTCTCTGGAGGCGGCATAGCTTTATTAAACGCTAGCATGCATTTAGAACCAAAATCAATAGGTGAAGAAGTATTGTATGAAGCAATACGCAAGCCATATGAGGTTATATTAAAAAATGCAGGCGTAAAAGAATATGTTGATCCAGATGAAGAAGGTAGAGGATTAGATGTGGTTACAGGAAAAACGGTGGATATGGTAAAAGCCGGAATTATAGATCCTTTGCTAGTAACAAAAAGCGCTCTTCAAAATGCGGCTTCAGTAGCAACTACTATATTATCTACAGATTGTGTAGTTAACAATGTTAGGATATGAGAGCAATAGGTAAGTATATAGTTATTGAACCTATCAAGGAAATTAATACCACTACTAAAGGTGGATTAATACTAGCTGAAAAACAAAGGGAAGATGTTAGGTACAGAAGAGCTAAGATTGTAAAACCTGGCTCTGATGTTTCTTTATTGAAAATAGATGATGAAGTCTATTATGATAAAGCAGCGGGTTTTAATATTGAAATAAACAAACAACAATATAAAGTTATTAAAGAACAAGATATTGTTATAGTTCTATGAGGAAATTAACATCTTCTGACTTAAAAGAATTAAAAATTTTAAAGCATTATAGAATAATACGAAAATGGGCTTGTAAAAGCTTTGATCTTAATGAC